GGTCGGCCCAGTAACAGGGTTGCTGGATAAGTTCATTGAGGACAAGGATCAGAAGAATGCCTTGGCCCATGAAATCTCCACCATGTCGGAGCGTCACGCTCAGCAGATTGCTCTTGAGCAAATAGAAGTTTTGAAGCTCGACGCAAAGGGCAATTGGTTCCAATCGTCCTGGCGCCCGTTAGCGGGTTATACATGCGTACTAGGGCTAATGGTGAACTTCCTGATTTCGCCTATCGCAGCAGGGTTTGGCTTAATCATTCCTCAAGCCGATGCCGGTGTAATGATGCCTCTGCTTCTTGGGATGCTAGGGCTAGGTGGTGCTAGATCATTTGAGCGCGTCAAAGGCGTAGGAAAATAAATGACTAAGCTAATCGACATGTTGAAGCTGCACGAAGGTGTTAAATCGTACTGTTACAAATGTACACAGGGCTTTGAGACAATAGGCGTGGGCAGAAACATTTCAGAGTCTGGCCTTGGGTTGTCTGACGATGAGATCGAATACTTGCTGGCGAATGACATAGCGCGAGTGAAAGACGAGCTATCGGATGCTTACTTTTGGTTTAACGCCATGAACGAAGCGCGACAAGACGCGATGGTAGATATCTGCTTTAACCTTGGTTTGACTAGGTTGCGCGGTTTTGTAAAGGCTCTTGAGGCAATGTCGCGTGAGCAGTTTGACATCGCAGCAGATGAGTTCATGGATAGCCGTTGGGCTTCCCAAGTAGGTAACCGTGCGGTTAGAGTAACGGAGATGATCCGCACAGGTGAGTATCGTTAATGCCTTTACAAAAATACATATTTAACCCTGGCATCAATAAAGAGGGCACCGATTATACGGCGGAAGGCGGCTGGTTCGACGGGAACCTAGTTCGCTTTCGCAAGGGCTTGCCAGAAAAAATTGGTGGGTGGGTTAAATACATTACCGCTTCATTTAACGGAACAGGCAGAAAGCTTTTTGGTTGGACGGCCCTTGATGGTACAAATCTCTTAGGCCTTGGAACAAGAACAAAGCTGTATATTCAGTCAGACAGCAGCTACAGCGACATAACGCCTATACGATCAACTACCTCTGCTGGCGATGTAACTTTTGGCGCAACTGACGGCTCAAGTTCAATCAATGTAACTGACAGCAACCACGGCGCCGCTAAAGGTGACTTCGTAACTTTCTCAGGTGCAGCGTCACTTGGCGGCAACATCATCGCTGCTGTGTTGAATCAAGAGTACGAGATTGATTCGATTACGAGCACCAACGTGTATGTGATCACCGCCAAAGACACTTCTGGCGCCACGGTAACAGCCAACAGCAGCGACAGTGGCAATGGCGGAAGCTCAGTGGTGGGCGCGTATCAGATCAATGTCGGCCTTGATGTGTTTGTGAGCGGCACCGGCTGGGGCGCGAGCACTTGGGGAAGTGGCGGATGGGGTTCTACCAGTCCTCTTAGCTCCCTTAACCAGCTTCGCTTGTGGTCCATGGACAGTTTTGGCGAAGACTTAATAGCAAATGTGCGTTCAGGTGGTATTTACTACTGGGATACCAGCGCAAAAACGCTAGGCACAGACAGGGCGGTGAACATATCCGCTCTGACAGGGGCTAACTTTACGCCGACAGCCGCCCTTCAAGTTTTGGTATCCGACGTGGATAGACACGTCATTGCACTAGGCGCAGACCCAATAAACGACGCAGCAACTGCCAGAACAGGAACTATTGACCCCTTGCTTGTTGCTTTTTCTGACCAAGAGAACCCCGCAGAATGGTTCCCCACGGCAACCAACACCGCCGGTTCACTGCGCTGTTCTGCGGGATCACAAATTATTGGTGGCATTCGAGCAAGGCAAGAGACTTTAATCTGGACTGACGTGGCGCTGTACAGTTTGCAGTTTATTGGCGCGCCACTGACTTTTGGGTTAAATCTGATTAACGAGGGCGTGAGCTTAGTTGGACCCAACGCAGCTATAAATACGCCATCAGGCGTGTTTTGGATGGACAAGAAGGGGTTCTATTCTTACCAGGGCGCAGTTCAACCTGTTCCCTGTAGCGTCAGGTCTTATGTGCTGGATGACTTTAACGAAGCGCAGGCTTTTCAGGTCTTTGGTTTTGTGAACAAGCAGTTTGATGAAGTAGGTTGGTTTTACTGCTCCTCTGACTCAACTGTGATTGATCGATATGTAACGTACAACTATGTCGAGCAGACGTGGGCCATAGGCAATCTATCGCGTACTGCTTGGCTAGATGAAGGCATAGAAAGCTTTCCTCGTGCAACGGGCACTTCCAGTAGCAGCAACTATGTCTTTAGCCATGAAACAGGGTTTGATGATGAAGACTCGCCAATGGACAACGTGTTTATTGAAAGTGCCGACTTTGACCTAGGTGATGGCGAAGAGTTTCAGTTTATCCGCAGGTGCATACCTGACGTTAAATTTACGGGTAATTCCGGCGCTACACAGACCATGAACTTTGTTTTAAAAGCGCGCAACTTCCCAGGCGAATCACTGACTACGGATCAAACGACAGCGTTTACGGGAAACACTACTAAGATTGATACCCGTGCTAGAGGCCGACAAGCTGCTGTTCGCTTTGAATCAGATGACGATGGAGACACTGGTGATCGCTTAGGGGTTGGCTTTAGGATTGGTGGTACAAGGCTTGATCTACAGCCTAATGGTCGAAGATGAGCAAGATTTTACAAGGACGTTTGCCTTTTGCTCAGAACGGCGTCTCTGTAGACAGCGGCACGTTTAACAGAACAATACGGCTTCTGGAACTCAGTTTGGACTCGTTTGATCCAGATTCCACGCCGCAGTTCTCAAGGAAAGATAGAGACACGTTTAAGTTTAACGCTGGCGATGTGATTTGGAATACATCGATTAATACGTTACAAGTATACGACGGTGACGCTTGGATAAGCTTGTCCCAAGAGTTGCCATATGCGACTGACCCGCTTGAGGCGACAGGCCAAGTGGGCGCGGTCCAGGTAATAACCAACGGCAATATAGTAGTGAGTGTAGGTTCATGACAAAACTATGCCCTAGAGGTAAGGCTGCAGCTAAACGCAAGTTCGATGTTTACCCTTCAGCTTACGCAAATGCGTATGCCAGCAAGATATGTGCAGGCAAGATCAAAGACCCTTCTGGAGTGAAGCGTAAAGACTTCAAAGGGCCAAAGCCTAAAAACATGAATGGTGGTGGGTTTGCTGCTAAGCGGGCCAGAGTGATTGATCCGAGAGGGTTTAATGGCATGTTGTCCGGCAAGCGGCCAAGGACGAAGCTTACATGAGCTTGAAAGAATGGTTCGGCAAGGGCGAGAAAGGTGATTGGGTTGATATCGGGGCGCCAAAGGTAGACGGTAAGTTCCAAGCCTGCGGACGTGCTAAGGTGAAAGGCTCAAAGCGCAAGTATCCCAAGTGTGTGCCTAGGTCAAAGGCAAAAGCCATGAGCGAGTCTGAACGATCTAGCGCGGTCAAGCGTAAGAGATCCAAGAAGCAGGGGGTTGGTGGCAAACCGACTATGGTGAAAACTTTCGCGAAAGATGGCGGGCTTATCACAAAAAGAAACCACAGAGGATGTGGCGCTGTGATGCCTGATCGAAGAAAGAAAACAAGGTACTCCTGATGTTCAAACGTTATGCTCAAGAGTTTAGCAGCGGCGGTGAGGTCAAAGGCGGCAGGTCTAGGGCTGCTAAGCGTAAGCGCGAAAACCCAATACCGAAGACAACCAAGGGTAAATCTGCTAATTATCTGCCTACAAAAGAAGGCGCGGGGATGACAGAAGCAGGTGTAAAGGCCTATCGTAAAGCAAATCCTGGTAGTAAACTGCAGACGGCTGTAACAGAAGATAAGCCTACGGGCAAGAGGGCAAAGCGCAGGAAGTCTTTTTGTGCTCGATCTGCTGGACAGATGAAGAAGTTTCCGAAAGCGGCAAAAGATCCTAACTCAAGATTGCGTCAGGCGAGACGCAGGTGGAAGTGTTAATATGTCAGCAACCACAGAACAATTAAGAGAGCAATCGAAGCAAAGAACCCAAGAGATTCTTAATCAACCTGGTTCAATGCAAAGATTTGCTCCTAGCCAGCTACAGCAAATGAATCCTGGCCTAAGGGTTAATCCAGCCACTGCTCAGTCAGCGTTCCTTGGCAATATAGCCAACCCACTTGCCGGAGGCTTTCAACAACAACGTGCTCGTGGCGCCAACTATTTGAATTACGAAGCAATGCCATCAAACGTTGGCGGTCCCCTTACAGACCCGCAAGTTCCACCAGGCTACGTTCCACCTGGAACTCAGCCAGAAACCATTAAGGTTTACCCAGATGGCACGCCTGTCCCAGAAGAGACAGATGTTTTCGACCCGTCAGATATTGAAAGCAACAAAGATCAGTTTTTAATTGACATAAACCAGATCAGAGCGGAGCAAGGATTGCCGCTTTTTAAGACGTTTGACGAATACATTGCTAATGCCATAGGTGACATAGGAACTGGTTATATAGGCATGGCTGAAGGCGGTATTGCCTCAATTCACCCACAAGAAATGTTCTTGGGTGGCTTGATGTCGGCAATTGGCAGTGGCGCAACTGCTCTTGGAGGTGCTGCAACAAAAGGTTTAGGTAGTCTTAAAGACATTGCTTTGAAGGGCATGCAAAATTACAACAAAAACATGGCTCCGGCTGGTGGTATCGGTGCCCTTGGCGGAAAGCGCATAGAAGATATGACTCGTGAAGAGCTTCTTGAATACATCAAGAGTGGGGGTAAGTCTTCGGGTGGCCTTGGCGCAGATTTAAAATCCATAGGTAGCGGCATAACAGATATTGTTAAAGGAAGACCTACTGGTGGCACAGCCGCGTTAGGAGAGATGGGCGATTCATCAATGCTTTATGCGGACGGTGGCGACGTTAAATACCCCCGCATGAACGGCCCTATCTCTGGTCCAGGGACTGAAACATCTGACGATATCCCTGCCATGCTTAGCGATGGCGAGTTTGTTGTAAATGCTAAAGCAGTTCGTGGAGTAGGCAAGTTGGGTGGTGCCAATGGCTCTAAAGCTGACCAGCGCAGGGAAGGCGCACGCATGATGTATGCGCTGCAAAAAGCTGGTGAAAAAGCAATGAGGAAAGCGTAATGTCATTTTTTAGCGGTTCTACCAAGGAAGTCGAAACAGCCGTACCAACAGTTCAGCCTCAAGCTCAACAGCAATATTCTGATCCTGCTGTTGAGCTAACCTCCCGTCAGTTGATGGACCTGTATTTCAACCCCGAATACGGGATGATAAACCAGCAGATTCCAATCCCTGTACAGCAAGTAGCCGGTCTTTCGCCATTAGAAGTACAAGCACGCAACCTAGCCGGTGGGCTTGGCGGATTTGGCCAGCAGCTTTCTGAGTCGCAAGACATGTTCCGTAGGGCGGCAAGAGGATTTGACCCTCGCTCTGCTGGGGCATTTGCAGATCCACGCGCTAGATCTTTATATGAACAAAGCACCCGTGGTTATGACCCACGCATGGGTCAACAATTCGTGGACCAACAAGCTCGTGCGATGCAGATGGGCGCTTCAAGAGATATTGGTCGCGCCCAAAGAGGTATGGGTCGAGAAGCCTTTTTGGCTCAACGAGGCATGATGGATGCTGCTAGAGCAACTGGCCTAGAAGCTGCCATTGGTCAAGCAGGGTTAGATACCGCTGGCCGTGACATTAGACAAGACATTTTGGCTTCTCAAAGAGGCATGGGCGCTGCTGGCGACAGGGCGGTTCAAGAGGCTCTTGTTGGCCAAAGAAGATTAGATGCTGCGGGACGCGGCATTGATCGCGACGTTGGCTCTGCAATGATGGATCTGCGTGGCGCTGAACTTGGTGCTGGCAGAGAGTCTCGCATTGGTCAAAGGGCTATGGGGCGCGCTGCCCAAGGGATTGGTGGACAAGTTGGCGGTGCTCAAGCTGGCGCCATGGATGCTGCTCAGCGAGCAAGAATGCAGACACAGATGGCGGGGCAAGATCTTCGCTCTGCTGGTCAAATGGGTAAAGCTGCCGCACTTCAAGGCATTGCGGGTCTTGCAGGCACAGGCGCTCAGTTCGATCCATCCTCAGTAAGCAGTTTCATGGACCCTTTCAATAGAGATGTTATTGAAGCTCAGCAAGCCGAGATTGCACGTTTAGGCGAACAGCAAAAGATAGCTGCTCGTGATCAAGCAGTTCGATCTGGCGCCTTTGGCGGCTCTCGCGGAGCCATAGCACAGGCTGAGATTGGTCGTAACGTCTTGCAGCAACAAGCTAAGACGGGCGCAGAGTTGCGCTCACAAGGCTTCCAGCAGGCACAGCAGGCCGCACAGCAGGCGTTTGAGCAGTCCCAGGCTCGTAGGCAGCAAGCTGCACAAATGACCGGCTCTCTGGGTCAGGCAGGCGCACAGACGGGTATCAGTGCCGCACAACAAGCAGCGAACTTAGGGCTGAGCGCAGAGCAGTTGGCGCAGCGTAGCGCGCTTGAGGGCGGTCAACTTGGCCTTAGTGGCCTGACTTCTCAAGCAGACATCGCTCAACGCGCTGCACAGATGGGTATATCTACCCAGGAGTTGGCCGGTAGGCTTGCTCAACAACGAGGCCAGTTAGGTCTTCAGCGGGGCCAATCTCAAGTTGATATTGCAAGACAAGCTGCAGACTTAGGCATTTCTACTCAAGAAATGCAAAGCAGAATAGCTCAGCAACAAGGTCAAATGGGTTTGCAATCTGGTCAAGCTCAAGCTGATATTGCTCAACGCGCCGCACAATTAGGCATGTCTGCTCAAGAATACGCTGGCCAGATGGCGCAACAGCGTGGCGCTCTAGGATTACAGGCGCAGCAAGGCATTGGTGGTCTAGCGGGACAACGCGCAGATATCGCCAGAGGTATCGGATCTCAGTTCCAATCTGCTCAACAGCTTGGCTCTGGAATCTTTGGAGATCAAATGTCTCGCATGCAAGGTGCCGCAGGAGGTATGGACAGACTGTCTCGCGGCGCATTTGGCGATGCATTAAGTGCCTATCAAGCTGGACAGCAAGGCATGCGTGCAGGCGCTCAAGGCATTGCAGGTCTAGGCCAGCAAGGCTTCGATATGCTTACTAGCCAGATTGGTACGACGGCTGGATTGGGAGTGACTGGTCGAGGCGTTCAACAACGCGGACTTGATGCTCAATACAAGGCTGCTACGCAGATGGCTGATGAGCCATTTATGCGCTTACAGAGAGGGTTCCAAGTACTTGGCCAAGGCTCTCCGTTCATGCCTAGCTACACTAGCGGTTACAGCGTTGGCACTAATCAAAACCAAACTTATCAAAAGCCAAGCACTTTCTCGAAAGTCGCTAATATTGCAGGCACAGTTGCATCGTTTTTCCCATCTGACATTCGGTTGAAAGAAAACGTCATGAAGGTTGACGAGACGGATTCTGGCGTTGGTTGGTACACTTGGAGTTGGAATGACACCGCTAAGGCTATGGGGGTTGATGGGCCAACTGAAGGCGTTATCGCCCAGGACTTGATTAATGTTGATCCTACAGCAGTATCTTTGGGCGAAGACGGTTACTACCGAGTAGATTATTCAAAGGTTGACTATGAGCGCAAGCAAGCAAGCTAAAAGCAAAAAGGTTGGCAAGGTCATGAGGGAGTTCAAGTCAGGCACCCTAAAGTCAGGCGGGTCAGACAAGAAAGTGACCAACCCTAAACAGGCAATAGCGATTGCGCTATCAGAAGCAAACAGAATGAATCAAGGTGGCATGATGTACAACGAAGTCATGAACAGACCCATGTTCCAAACACCACAGATGCGCCAAGGTGGCGGCATCATGGCAGGCGTTGCGCCGATTCGTGGGTATGAAGAGGGAGGCTTTGCTGATTCCTTGGCTGAAGAAATCAGGGGCTTTGGAGACTTTCTTAGAAACCCTGAAGATTCCATATCGCCTGAGCTTTATGCACAGCTTGCAGCCTTGTCTGATGAAGAAGCAATTACTCTGGCGGAGGCCGGTGGCCTTGGCGCTACTGCACTAATTTCACTGATGCAGCTTCACCCAGCATTAAGAAGGCTGAAAGGTTTCAAGCCAAAAGCAAAAATGACAGAAGCCGATTTGGCAGTGCCAAAGCCGGGACCAAGAGTTGCTGGTGAAAGAGACATCATGGGAACAAATGTCGTCTCTAAAGGTCCAGGGACAAGAAGAGTAAAGCAAGGCGAGCGTTTTGACCCGAGAGCTAGCCGAACTGAAGCTCAATCATCTAAGCCATCAACAACTGGTCAGTCTGCTAAGCCTAAACCTGAATCTAAAAAAGCGGATGCGCCTAAAGCGGATGCGCCTAAGGGTGAAGAAAAATCACTAGGTCAACGGGCTGCAGGAACTCTTAGGAAAGGTGTTGGGATAGGGGCGCTTACAGGCGCTACTGCTTATTTATCCCAAATGCCAATCGTTCAAGACCTCATCAAGCAAGGTTTTGGTATTGATGAACTGATGGAAATGCCTGAGATCAGAGCCTTGTTAGGCACTGACATGGATGAGTATGCAGAAAAAAGTAGAGAAGAGCTTCTTACTGATGCAACTAGAGAAAGATTGAGACAGATCACAGGTCAAGACCCGTTAACTGCACCAGATGACAAAGAAGCAAGGGCTAAGTTAAGGAAAGAGGCTCTTGCTTCTGAAGAACCACAAATTACACCTCCACCACCAGACCCAACATTCCTTGATATGTTGAAGGGTGCGGGCAGTCGAGCACTTAAAAGTTTGCAAGATCCGGCCACCAGATATGCCTTAGCTAAAGCCGCTCAGCCAACAGAGGGTTTTGTGCCACGGGACTTCTTCAGCGATTTCGCTTTAGGCAAAGAAGAATACAGGCAGCTTGAGGCGCAGAGAGAACCTGATGACACGGCGTTAATGCGTAACTATCAGTTCTTGAGAGAAACAACAGATCTTAATGACAACGATATTATTTCTTTGCTTTCAAACCAGGCGTCACCTAGAGACGAGTTCATAAGCTTGTTCGCAGAACAAACCAAAGCTTCTGGCGGAAGTATCACTCCAGAGCAAATTGCAAAGATTGAAGCGGCAACTGGCTACACGTTGCCTGAAGAAGCAAGAGTTCGCCTTGGAGTTGCGGCTTCGCCTTCTGCTGACGTTGACTAATGATAGTAGCTGTACCTGACGGAAGTGGCAGAACAATAAATGTTCGCACAAATGATCCTGAGTACGCTGCGCGCAGGGCTGCAGAGTGGGGCGCTGAAAATCCACTAGTAGAGCGTGGTGCCCAGCTTGGCGAAGAAGACGTATCTGCCATAGGCGACATCGGTAGGGGTATAGGTGCTGGCCTTGTCAGCGCGACAGAGGGCATCACCACGTTGCCCATGGAGCTTCTTGGTTCTGATGAAGAAAGCATTCAATCTGTAAGAAACTTCTTTGATAAGTACAAGCCTGAAACCCAGACCGAAATAGGCAAGGCCTCTCGATTCATTGCTCAGTTCGCAACCCCTGGCGGACTTGCTGCTAAAGCGGCCAAAGGCTTAGGTTCGGTAGGAAGGCTTGGCGCAACAGTCGGCGCAGACATAGCCGCTACTACGCCGGACGTTGAAACACTTGGCGACTTCTTTGACGCTGGGCCCACCAAGCGGATAGACACATCAGACTTATCTGGCGCAGAGCTTTCTGCAGCCAATCTATCCAATCGTTTGCGTGTAGGCGCAGAAGGCGCCGCTGTAGTGCTTGGGGTGCCTGCTATCGCATCCTTAGGCGCAAAGACCGTTGGCGCAGGACTTGGCGCTCTTGGCCGAACAGACTTCGCAAAGGCTGCTGCTCAAGCAATTAGAGATCCAGAGACGCCATTTAGCGCAGTTGGTGTTAGGCCAGACCTTGAGAACCCTACGTTCATACAAAAAAATCTTGAGCGGTTAGGCAAGGTTGGGCGCAAGTACCTGACTCAGCAGGGTGAGCTTCCAGACAGATTCACGGCTCAATACGATGCTATGCGAGTGACGCAAATAGCGGCTCAGAACTCTCAGGCAAGACAGGCTGTTGAGAAGATGGAAAGCGCGTTGTCTTTTGTGAATAAAAACGAAGGGCTGTTTAACGATCAAGATAAGTCACAAGTGCTTGATACGCTGAACGACTTCTTGTTTGCAGAAACCACGGGCATGAAGCCTGGCATCAACAGAAATACTGTTAAGTTAAATGCCGAAAACAAGTTAAAAGAAATCGATGACATCATCGCCAAGAACACGCCTAAGAGCTTGTTCGCAAACAGAAAGGACCTAAGCCTATTCCAAGGCGCCAGTGATCTCAGACAACAGATTGATGGTTTAAGTTCCTCTGTCAAAGAGATGTTGGAAGATGGTATCCAAAGCGATGAAACAAAAAACGCTTTGATTGAAACCATCGGTAACAACAAAACGTTTTACGGTATGCGTCTTTACCGCGCACTGAAAGATACCAACTACTCGCCTACAGCAGAGCAAGCAGACCTTGCTGTTGAGGAGCTTGTTAAATCAAGCCGTGGCCTAGATGAGGCTGCTCAGCTTGACGAGAGTCAGGCCAGAGAGTTGTTGAACAGTATGATTCAAGGCAACTTCAACAACGCCAAGATGCAGCCAAGAGATGTTGTTGACTCAGCAACACTTCAGGGTGTGTCTCAAGGCATGTTGAAAGGCAGAAAGCTTGATGATCTACCTGCAGTAAGAGACTTCCTTGGCGAATACACGGGCGCAAAAGATGTTGTTGCTCGGTTCAAACCAGAGCGCATAAGAGCTAGGGATATTGGTGAGCAGGAAGCTGGCCTACGGACCAAGATGGTTGAGACTGTTGACATAATGTCAAAGCACATTGCAAAAGCTCAGTACTACAATAACTTGATTGAGTACAATGCCAAGCTTCCAGAAGGCGCAAAGTTCATATTCGATACGATCCCACCAAACGCAAAGCTTGGAGATTACTCAAGGGTGGGCGCAGAAGCTGGCAACCCGCTTAGCGAAATCACTTCATCACAAAAGGCTAGATTTGGCCCGCTTGCTGGCAAGTACATAAAGAACGAATACAAAACTGCGCTTGAGGGTGGCAGTGATGTGTTTGACCTAGCCAAAGGAAACATACCTTTGTACTCAACGTTCTTGGGTTTGAAAGGCATGTCTCAGGTAATGAAGACTGTTTACAGCCCGATCACTCAGATCAGAAACGCAACCACTGCAAGCTTCTTTGCGCTTGCTAATGGCAATGTTGGCAACAGCAAATCACTCGCAAACTCTGTATCAACCATATTCAGCAATCTTAATCAGAGGTTAAGCGGTCCAGGCAAAGAGGGAGCTACTCTTGCGGGAAGACAAGCCTATTACAACGACCTTGTTGACCTAGGTGTAATCAATACCAACGCCAAGATTGGTGAGTTTGAGTCGTTAATCAACGATGCAGCAGAAGGCACAGGCCTTGGTTCAGGCGTGACTGGTAAACTATTTAAGAAAGCCCAAGGGATGCAAAACGGTTTTGCCGCAAAGCTTTACCAGGCGTCTGATGATGTGTGGAAGACATACAGCTTTGAGATGGAACTTGGCCGTCTTGAAAGAATCTTCGCAAAGAACCCAAATACTGCACTGCCTGTTTCTGATCCCAGAAACTTCACAGAGTTTGGGCCAGTCATAAGGCCATCTGAGTTAACGCCAGATCAGCTTAAACTTGCCATGAAGCGAGAGGCTGCAGAGATTGTTAAGGACACCGTGCCAAACTATGCGCGAGTGCCAGAAGCCATCAAGCGTTTGCGTCAACTTCCATTTGGTAACTTCGTAGCCTTCCCTGCTGAGATGATCAGGACCAGTGGCAACATCCTTGGACGCAGTATCAAAGAACTGGCAAGTGAGTCACCAGAGCTTCGTGAGATAGGCATGAAGCGCCTAGCTGGACTTGTATCAGTAAACGCAGCAATACCAGCCTCACTAGTAAAAGCAGGCACGCTTCTGACCGGCGCGGATCAAGAGCAGATTGATGCTTACAAGCGATCTATGGCTGCTGACTGGGATAGAAACTCGACGTTGATACCTGTTGCTACCGACAAGAATGGCAAGGTTACAGACTTCTACAACTTCTCGTATACCAATCCTTATGACTACGTTGGTAGGCCTGCAGCCGCTGTGTTCAATGCAGTGAACAACGGTATTACGAAGGAAGAAGACCTAAGCACTATAGCGTTTAACGCAAGCCTTGGCGAAGGTGGTGCTGCTAGAGAGTTCTTCTCGCCGTTCATGAGCGAGGCGATTGTTACAGAAAAAGCTTTGGACATATTAAGAAACAATACGACTTTCAACCGTCCAATCTACAGAGAGACAGATACCCTAGGTACAAAGTTTGGCAAAAGCTTTGCTCACTTTGCCGATGGGTTAATGCCTGGTGTCAGCCCAATAGACATCACGACAAGCCCAACATCAATTGCTCCTGGGTCTTTATCTTTAACGCTCAGAGATTTCCCTCGGGCCGTTGCTTCTGTTGCGATGGGGGACGCAGAGCTTGGCGTTAGCAAACAAGGTTATCGTCTAGACCCAGCGCAGGAATTTGCAGAAGCTTTGACTGGTGTTAAAAGCATTAAGCCTCGCACCGAGCGCGTGCTGTACTATCGTGCGCTTGAAGCGGCAAGAAACGTCCGTGATGCTGCCGGTATCTTTAACCAGGTGGCAAAGACTCGTGGCAATGTCGATGCAGAAAACACCACTCAGGCTTTCATTACTGCAAATGAGCAACGCTTCAAGGCGCTGCGTGATCTGAACATGGCGATTGAAGACGCCAAGACGCTTGGGCTTTCTACTTCTGAGATTATAAAGCCATTGAAAGAAGCCAAGACACCAAACCTAGGCATGGTCATGTCAGGTCGATTCAAAGCATTCTTCCCAAGCTCTGAGACTATAAGAATTGCTATGCGTGGCAGCGAAGACAAACTGTCCAACCCACTAGATATGCCAGCCCTTGGTGAACAGCTTGCTCAGTTCCAAGGCGCGGCTTTCAGACCACAGGCTCAAGCCGAAGCACAGGCCGCTAGGATGGAAGCTTTGCAACAAGCCTCTGCACCACAAGGTGTTCCTCAAAGTGCGCCTACACAGCCTAGCACAGCGCCTGTTGCACCTCAGATGCCATCCCTGTTTAATCGTGCATCACAGTTCCTGCGCCAGCAGGAAGAAGAGAAACTGATGGGCGGTAGTTGATGTGATCCCAAAGAGGGCGCCAAGGAAGGGCAAGAGCAAGTACTTCGCAAAGAAGACTGAGTACGACGGCATTGTCTTTGACTCCAAGCTTGAAGCAGCACGATACAAAATCCTGAAGAAATACGAAGCCACTGGCGAACTGACCGACCTCGAGGTTCAGGTGGATTTCCCGTGCAGGATCACAGTGGATGGTGAAGACAAGAAGATCTGCTCATACATCGCAGACTTTCGCTACAAGCGCGATGGTGAGGTGGTGGTAGAGGACGTTAAGGGTGTGATCACCCAAGTGTTCGCGCTCAAGAAAAAGCTAGTCGAAGCCCTCTACCCTGGAACCAAAATACTGATCGTCAAAGACCCAAGAGACTGGGACTAGAACGGAACCTTGCGCTCATCGACGTTATCTAGGTAGCTACCTGGGAAGTCACGTCGCACGCTTTCACCCGTCATCATAAGACCAGCATCGAACTCTGCCTTAGATAGCTCTCTGATCTCAGAACTACTGTAATGATACTCACCCGTCACCTCAGACGTTGAGTTGTAGAACTCCATGATCCCAACCTGATAAGCAGTAGAATCGTCTGTGCTTTTTCCTGGAAGGTGATTTGCATTAACCAGCGCAGGTATCCACATGTGATCTTTGCACCCGTCTCGCTGCTCCTGAAGCGTCAGAGACTTCTCCTTTCGCTTGCAGTACCACACGGCACCGTTTGATTCAGTCAGCGGCTTCACGTTCTTGCAGTTTCTGCAGTTGACCGACTCCGGCAGACGGCGCCCGTAGTAGATATCACGGTACAAGTTGGACTCATTCTTCATGCGCCAGTCTTTTTCAGACATGCGTGTGCTCTTGTCGGGCGCGTCACTGGTGATGATGCGATAAGCCTTAGCTTGTGCCTTGTCCCAAATGTCTGGGTTAAAGTCGATGATCTCTTCGTACACCTCACTATTGTTCTTGTTGACCACCACCACCATGCACATGGTCAGGCCAAGCGCGCCCATGTAAGCGTGGATCTGCCATCGATACGTTTCACTCCAGGCTTCGTAACTCTGCAGTTTCACAAGCTCCTTGAACCGCTTGTCGTTGGCGCTCTTCACCTCAAGCAGCAGGATTACTTCTTCGCTGGGCGGTGGAAATATGCCTTTGAGAAGCCCGTCACACGAGCCTGCGAAGTGTCCGCCAAAGAACGATGCACGGAATTGGTTGCCGTCCTTGTCGTGCGAGGCAATAGATATCACGTCGGTATCGCGAATGTTATCGACTACCTGATCTTCAATGCGGTTGCCTAGATCGAACAGGCGCAGCATCCTGCCTCCAAAGGTAGATGGCAAACACCAATGGAAGCCCATCCATTGCTTGTACTCATCGTCATCACCGATTCCGCTGAAGCCAAGGTGGCCTCGGCTACGGCCTTCCTTCTCTGCTATTTGTTCATCGATCCGATCAAAAATGGACGCTGACGACATTCCAGTACCTTCCTTCTTTTCTTACAGTTATTTGTTTGATGTGGCTTAAAGCCTTTTCATTGTTCACCTGGTCAACCGCATCATCGATGTTGATTGGGCAAGCGTAGTTGTTTGTGAGGGCCCGCCACTTACGCTCTGCAAGCGAGCCTGCTTTGCCGCGCATACCCAGCATGATGGGCATGTTCTGTGGCCAGTATTCGTTAGGGCTAGAAAACGCAACGTTCAAGTAGTCGTTGCCGTTCTTTGACTTCTTCTTCTGCGCCGTAATGAAGTCGATGTTCTTGATCTTCTCAAGCTTCTGCGCTGGTTCATCAAGCTCGTCAGAAAGAACCGATCCTTGAGCAGCTTGCCTAGTTGCGGCAGCATCCTTCTCTTCTTCTTCAAACAGTTTGGGTTGCTGTACGGGAACAGGCTTGAGTGCGCCGCATTCGACACAGGTCTTATCGTCCATGTCGTTGACAGCGACACAAGAGTCACAAATCCAGATCTTTGTTTCTTTCTCTTTGTCTTCATCTTTGGGCGTGACGGGTCTAGCCGTATCAATGCAGCCATGACGGTTCATGTTCTCGCCGTAGTCCAACAGCAAGCAGTCTTTCTTATCACCCCAGGTCCGCATACCACGACCACAGATCTGCATGTACAGGCCCAATGATTTGGTGGGGCGTAGCAGCGCGATGCAGTCGGTACGAGGCGCGTCCCAACCCTCAGTAAGTACGGCGACGTTACACAGCGCGTGTATCTTGCCGTCCTCAAAGCGTTCCAGTATATCCTCACGCTGAGCCTGGGGCGTTTCACCTGTCACAACTGCAGCCTCAATACCAGCTTGGCGCAAGTACATGCACATCTTCTCGGCGTGGGCCACTGTGATACAGAAGAACACACTGCTCATCCTGCCCTTGCTGTACGCCTTGTCGATCCAATCGGCAACGATGGACAGCATGGTTTGATCTTCCATGGCCAGTTTCTCAATGTCTGACTCACGATAGTCACCACCCTTGAACTTCACTCGTGCGGTAGAAGCATCGATCACAGCGTCATCGCTGACCTTGTATGCCGAAAGACGGCACAGATAGCCGTTCTTGATCATCTCTGGGATGCCTACGCGGTAGGCTACGCCTGAGAAAAACTGACCGTCTAGGCCGTATATGAAGCCCTGACCCATACGAAAAGGGGTGGCGGTCACGCCAAGGATCTTGGGCGGTGTCCACTGCTCTTCATCAAAGTAGTCAAAGATCTTGCGGTATCGCGTCTTCGGGTCTGGCGCCACATGGTGGGCCTCGTCCACAATGATGTAGTCGAAATGGCCAGAAGAAGCCAGCCGCTTGGGTGTGGCCAGCGTGTCTCTGCTGGCAATCACGATACGACCATCGACTTCGTACTGGCGAAGACCGGCTGCAAGGATTCCAGATGGCGCACATGGCCATACTTTCTTGAGTTTGTCTTCCGCCTGGGTGACAAGCTCCTGTCGATGCGCGAGGATCAAGACTCTGCAGTCAGGCTCAGCCTCAAACAGTTGCTTGATGAGGTTGGCAAAAACAACCGTCTTGCCAGCCCCAGTAGGTAGGACGATTAACGGATGTGTTGCTTGGGTATCAAACCAGTGCAGTGCTGCTTCAATTGCTTCTTCTTGATAATACCTTAGCTTCATTCCTTCGCTCTTTCATCAGTTTCCGATACGTTTGTTGCCAGTACTGCTTAGCCCAGTTGTCATCTGGCGCATCGCGAACCTTGTCTATGCACCGCAGAACGGCGCGTTTACGAGTTTTGAATCGGTCTTCAGTAGCTAATGACATATCCTTTCCTCGTTTAAGACCTCGGCCATCTTGGCATGAGAACCATCTTCAATGCTTTCCAAAACCTGAGGCAGCAGTTGAGACATTAGCTCTATGTCGCCATGAGCCATGTTCCAACCAAGCGAATACACCATCATGACTTCGACCAGGACGCGGGGATCTAGCTCTTCCGCACTGATCTCCATAAGGTTCCTGATCAAATCCATAGCGTACTCATGAGCTTCGCTGTCACCTTCCATTTCGATTCCGTACTTGTCTTCTTCCATAATTCTTTGTCCTTCTAATTCAACGGGACTACGGTTTGTAGCTCAACGTCAAAGTCAAACTTGCACGAAGCCAATGATTCAAGCTTTTTGCTCAGCCTGTTCAACCGCCCTTCTTGAAGATACAGGGCTTTTTGGGTTGACTGGCTAACCTCGTAGTCACCTGTTTGAGCTTCCAATCTTTGGGAATCATCCCTGATGGTTAACGCAGTCGTTCCCAAAAGATCCAACAAGATAGCGATTTCATCGTTAGATAAAGGCGCAGTTGTAACCTCTTTAGGTGCGAGCAAAGGCTTTTCACCCTTTTCAGGGTTAGCTCCAAGCCAATCGACATACTTCTGCATAACCCTAGAAGATGGTTTGGCGACATCACCTTCAACAAAATCCTTCAAGCTCTTGCGATCAACACCAACCCTCTGGGCAATGACCGCAGTCGCTGCCGTTTTCTTCGTTCCGCTTTTGACCGCTTCAGCCATGATGTGGCTGTTCAGTGCGTTACGAGAGAAGCGTATTGTTTTTTCAGACTGTAAATTCATTCTCATTCCTTTTCTTTTATCTACCCACGACCAAAAGCAACACAAACGACAGGGCATATATCGTAACGATGATCCCGATGCCGACTATTATTCCTGTCTTTATGTCATTCTTGTCCATGATGTTCTCCAAGTTAGCCCCGCCTTCGGTCACACGGACGGGAACGTGCCATGAGAGGGCTAAACCAAACCCCCGACCAATCTCACATCAAGACCAGCTTGCGGTGTTCAGACCTGCGGCTGGCGTAGCCTGTGCCTGTTGTGGCTGCTCAGTTTGAGCGTGGGCCTGAGGCGCACCGGCACCAGACTTGTACCCACCAATCTTGTTGCTGGGCCCGTACTGGCCTGCAGCAGGCTCGAGTTTGATGGCTGCAGTAAACTGCTTGCCCATCGCGGTACGAAGCATGTCGGTGTTCAAGGACTGAGATGCATCCTGTCCCGTTGATCCGATGAAAGCCTTCAGTCGAGACAGGCCAACCTGATTGTTCAGAACAAAATAATCCCAGACCTTACGACCTGCGTGAGTGGGTCCAACTACGTTGAACTCAATCTTGATCATCTCGTTACCGGCCTTCGACATAGTCTCTTCGTACATCGCCGCAGCCAGTGTGTAATCGCCTGCTGGCATTGGGGTATTGTCCGAGCCACCAATCTCAATATTGCTGACATCGATTCCTTGATCTAATAGACCCATAGTGCTGCTCCTTTAAGCTGCTTCAGTGTTTGTGTTTGCAGACAGTGCTGCGATGTAGGCTTCCATGAATTTATCCCATGAAAACTCAAGCTTGGAGGGCAGTTCAATACGAGACTTCGCATCGTATGCCGCAGCAAACTTTGTGTACAAACCACGGTTGCCGTAGCTGACACCTCTGGCCTTCTGGCCGTCCTTGATCAACTGGGTTTCGTAGTTTGCGAACAGGTTGAAATCAACCCAATCTTTGATGAGCGCGTTCACCTTCTTGTTGCAGCGCATCTCCCATCGGTCATACGGCTCCAGTTCAGGATCTTTGTATGCCTTGGAAGCAACGTGGCTTAACAAGATGATGTTCATACCCTTCTGGGTATGCAGCGCATTGAGGCCTGACAGCAGATGAACCCAGGCGTTTTCTTCGGCAACGTAGAACGCACCGTAACCTGCCTTGGGATCCGCCGCCGATGACCAACCGTTCTGTTCACACACTTGAGCTTCGCCAAGCTTGGCTGCAGCGTCAGTGGTGTCAAGAACAACAGTCTTGTACGCATGATCTTCCATCACAAGCGTCTTCACCTGGTCCAACAGTTCCTGCCAAGTGTTTGCTTGGGGAAACCGCGGGGCGTTGATAAAGGACAGACCGTCCTCTGCCTGTATGAAGATAGGGCTTTCAGCCCCTGATCCAAACGTACTCTTACCGATACCGTCCGTACCCTGGATATTCATCCGTACAGGCGGTGTTGAGCCTCCGCTTTCGCGGGTGCTCGTCACTTGCTGAAGTAACGACATGCTATGCCTCCTTTATGTTTTCAGCCTTGATGGTTTTGACCTTAGGGTCACCGAGTTTGATCGAGTGTGCATCGTGCCACTT